AAATGGAACAGCCTGCCTGTTCTCCCACTGTACCACTTTGTACTATTTTTTTAACTACCTGACATAACTACACTTTTTTTTCGACAAATTAGATAGTCTGGTGAAATTATTAGGTTTTTCGTTATTACAGATATTTTAATGAGAAATGCACTGGTTTTTCCGGCAGGTGATCTTAAAAAACATGCGAAAAGAGTATTGTTTATGGCGGCCATAACTTTATAATATAACATGTATGCTTTAGTTTATACAATAGGCTTAAACGATCAGATTGTAGGATAGGTGCCATTATCGGCCGGTAGTGCATAATCTTATATAGGTTGAGTTGAATATGCGGCTTTAAGGCGGTATTTCTTGTACTATGTTTCAATAGTACAATGTAAAAACTAAATTATCTTTTTTTACGTAGGTGGTAGGTAGGGTTTATTTTATAGAAGCTTAAACGCTTGTATAAGTGGAGAGATAAAATTGATTTATAAAACAGCTTGGAGCTGAAAAAAAACTTAAAATAATGCTTGTGTTATCTTTAAAATATATATATAATATTTTTAATATTAACTTTTAAAGGAAAAGGGTAAAGAAATGGAAAACAAAGATAATTTACTTATTTGTGTAGATGAAAGCATAGAGAAAAAATATAGATGTTTTTGCTCTATGCGGAATAAAAAGTTAGATGAAGTTGTAATGGATGCGTTGACCGAATGGATATATAAACAAAATTTAAATTTGTCAGAAGAAGATATTTTAAATAATTATTGCGCAATTTTTAAAAGAGGGATTATTGCAGCTATTAAAATAGGAAAAAAACCTACAAAAAAAGTTGTTTTGAATAGGAGACCACAATTAAAAAAGTTAAAAACCAAAGAACTTACCGATGTTATTAATGCGTTGGCAGCAAGAAAAGAAATCTAGGTTGATGGGGTCGAACCAAAAATCGTTTATAACCTTATAGGGGGAAACAATGAAAAAAATTAATTGGTTAATTCAAGTTGATAAAGATTTGAAAACAAAGATAAAATCTTTATGTGTGTTACAGGATAAGCGGTTGTATGAGACAGTCGGAGAAGCACTTGCCGAATGGTACGAAAAAAATAAGGATGAAAAAGAATAAGTAAACTCATTCATAAACATTTGCATGAAGTTTTGGATTATAATCCTACAAAGGTGGAACGATGGACTTGATTATATTTTGGGTTTTAATTATTTTATTAGGGGTGGTTATAGGTTTATCTTGGCCGATAATTGAGAAGTTTTGGTGGAGGAGAGTAATAAAATGGAAATTTTAAATTTATTAATTCCTTTAGCGGTTGGAGAAGCTTTAGCTGAATGGTATCGTAAAAACAAAAATGAGGTTGTTTATGAATAGAGATATTTTACTTGTGGAACCAGCATTTGTGACCAAATTTCCACCCATGGGATTGATGAAAATTTCGACTTATCATAAACATTTGGGTGATAATGTTAAATTCATCAAAGGCATCAGTGACAATATCGCTTATGAATGTTTTTGGGATCGAATTTATATATCAACAGTCTTCACTTACAACTGGTTAATTACAATAAAAACAATAAAACATTATAAATCCTTGGTACAGGGAGATTTGTCGAGGATATATGTTGGCGGTATAATGGCAACTCTAATGGCTAAAGATGTTTTTGAAGCAACTGGAGTAGTACCTATTCAAGGGCTTTTAGATAAGCCTGGAATGCTTGATGATGATAATCAGTTAATTGTTGATAAAATGATACCTGATTATGATTTATTTATTGATTCCGAGCAGAAATATTCATTAGTTGATGATAGTTATTTTGGTTATTCAACAAGAGGTTGTCCAAATAAATGTGATTTTTGTGCTGTGAGAAAACTGGAGCCTACTTTTATAGAATATCGTGGAATTAAGACATATATAAAAAAAATAAAGCAAAATTTTGGTGAGAAAGTTCATTTAGTCTTATTTGATAATAATATATTGGCTTCTAAAAAGCTTGATAAGGTTGTTGATGATCTTATTGACCTTGGTTTTAAAAAAGGAGCTAAATTTAGTTATAAAGGTAAAAACAATCAGACTGTTTATAAAAAGCGTTATGTAGATTTTAATCAAGGTATTGATGCGCGGTTGTTAACGGAAAATAAAATGAAGTTGCTATCAAAAATTGCAATTAATCCGTTAAGAATTGCATTCGACCATATAAAATACGAAAAGCTTTATTCAAGTAAAATTGATTTAGCAGTTAAATATGAAATTACTCATTTATCAAACTATATTCTATATAACCACACAGATACCCCTGAAGATTTGTGGAATAGATTAAGAATAAATATAGATTTAAATAAAAAATATGGATTAAAAATCTATTCTTTTCCAATGAAATATATGCCCCTTGATGCCAGGGATAGGAGTTACATTAATAAACCAGCTTGGAATTGGCAATTTTTGAGGGGAGTTCAAAGGATTCTAAATGTTGTTAAAGGAATTGTAATGCCGGGTGAGGATTTTTTCTATAGGGTGTTTGGGCACGATGTGGATGAATTTAAAATGATTCTTCATATGCCAGAAAAAATACTCATGAATAGAGGTAGAACAATTGGTCCGAAAGAAGACGAATGGAGAAAGAAATACAAAAAAATAGAAAAAAATAACGAACTTGGTGAATTAATAAGCATATTATGCAGCCATAGAGGAAAACATGATTTGTCCCAAGTTACAAGAGCAACAAAAAGTATTCATATAAAATCTATTCTCGAACATTATTATATAAATGACGAAGCAAGTTTAAGTTTGTTTAATTAATTAGGAAGCTTTTTTTTTGGCGAATCAAGAATGGAAGGTTATAGCGGAATAATGAAAAATAACGTATGCATCCTATGCGGATGGCCGGGTGTTGATCGAGTAATAGACGGCGTGATGGTGTGTCTATGCAGTTTGCACAATGCTGAATATAATTATAAACCGGATGGATTTTTTCTGCGGCATGGATTGGAAAAAAAACAGGATGTGGAGCTATGAAAAAATATAAAGTTATTGGTTATAGCACAGAGATAATAGAGGTTGAAGCGGAGCGAGAAACAGAGACATCTATCTGGATCAAAGGCCATAGGCGAAAAAAACACAAAGATTTTGAAGACTATTTTGATACCTGGGAAGAGGCCAACTATTTTTTGATGGAGCGTTGCGAGAATAAAGTAATAGCCTCAAGGGCTATTCTGAAAGAAGCTATTGAAGAGTTGGCTAAGGCTTGGCAGGTGAGGCAATAATGGCATCATCAAAAAAACTAACCATTAGTAGATTAAAAAAACATAATATCATTTATGACACCGTTGAAAGTTATAATTCTTTTTTGAAACGATCAAAAGATTTATTCAATATGATTTAAAATAATATGATAAGGATAGGCCATTCTAAATAGTTTAAAATATACAGAGGAGTTTATGAAATCAAAAGTAATAACAAAAGTTCCGACCGAATTTGAAGAACAAGTAGCTCTTTTCCAGTTAGCTCAATTATACGCTCACCAATTCCCAGAGTTGCGATTTTTAAATGGGTCATTGAACGGCGTAAGGTTGACAATTGGCAGTGCTGTGAAATGTAAAAAGATAGGGATGCGAAAAGGATATCCGGATTTGTTTTTGCCTGCAAGGCGTGGGGAGTTTCCTGGTTTATATATTGAATTAAAGCGTGTAAAAGGAGGTAGAATTGAGCCAGAGCAGAGAGAGTGGCGGGAATTTCTTATTAGTCAGGGGTATGCCCACTATTTTTGTAAAGGTGCAAAAGAGGCATGGAAGGTTATTATAGGATATTTAGATAATCGGAGTGTTGGCGAATGATTATTAATAATTGCAAAAAGACAAATGAGAAAGCAAAGAAAGATACCACAAAAACTGTAACTTGCCCTGAATGTGAGAATGAGCGAGAAGTACTTTATTACACCTGGCTTGACATAAAAAGGGATGGTAAGACTGGCATATGTGGAAGCTGCGCTGCAAAAAAACGGGAAGCTGCTAAGGCTTCACAAGCGGTTTTTGAGGAAAAACCAGTCAAGAAGCCATTGCCTGTCTTCACTCATGGCTGTATGATTCGCAAGGATGGTCCAGGCAAAAGATGCGAGAGGTTTTTTGAGTGCGCTTATAATGATGAGTGCCTCAGAGTTATTTGTAACAAACCTTTTTGGTATGGTTTCTCGGCTGACTGTGCTGGTTTCGTTGAGAAAAAACGGGAGTATTGATTGGGGTGGAAGAAAACAGCGCAAAAATGCTTAAATTTTGTGAGCTGTTTTCTATTGTTGGTTTAAAGGCACAGCATCATTACCGTTATTGCGTACATGCCGGCAAACAGAGCTGCGCCTTTTACCGCTGCATATATTATTTCTTTCATTTTGGGCACCTCCAGCGAGCCTCTTCTAAGGCTATTCGACAGAAATGTTGTTTTGTGGCTATTTCTAATCTGAGATCCAGATTTTGTTCTTCCCGGGGTAATAGTGCGACATGATCGTATCGTGTCTGCATTACGAGTATTTTTGATCTTAACCCTGCCAGGTCTTTCTGCGAAGCATTCTCACCGAAAAGAATTGCTTCCTCGGCAGTTTTAAAATTATATCTCATATTTTTTTCCTTTTTTATTTTGCCCTGCCTGTAGTAGCGCAGGGCTTTATGATTTATATAATGTAGGTTTTTCCCTTTCCCTCCCACCCTTCATTTTCTTTTTTTAGGCGGGCGTTGATTTCTTGTAGGATATTCCCGCATCTCTTGATTGTTTCCAGTTGGTTTTTTATCTCATCTTCTGTGTAAAGATCATCTTTGAATAAAAGGTTATAAGTCTTGCCATCCCATTTGTAGAAAAGGCCAGAATTGTATCTGTAGACAAACTCAGAGCCATTCACATAAGCAAAAGGCAGAGCTTCTTCTGTGAGAGCCTCTATTTTAATGACTTTGATTCTTTTTTCTCCTCTAATCAGAACTTGTTCTGTCTCAATTTTTATACTCATTTTTTTTATCTCCTATACTATTTTTTTATTTTTAAAAACGCCCTGTAATATCGCAGGGCATTTTCTATTGTTTTTGCCTGGTTGCTTTGCTGTCTTAGCCAGGCTCTGTTCTCAGGATCTATTCTTGTTGCGAGTTGCACCTTGCGGTCTTCTGGGCGCTTGAACGGTGCGCCTCTTTTCTTCTTTTCTGTCAATTTATCTCCTTTAACTTGCGTATTGTTGGAAAGAAACAAAAAACGCTTCAAGTTCTTCGTCCTTTTCGGACGAGGCCTTGTTGTATTTTTCTACCAACTCAGCCAAAGCTCTGATCGCTTCTGGGAAATTCAGCCGGAAGATTTCTGCGATGTTACGCCTTTCGTCGTTGCCGTTCTCCCCTTCGGTGACGAAATAAAGCTCACCGTCTTTTATTTTCCAAAAACCATGAGAGTTCACCCATTCAAGGTAGTAATAATCACCCCACATTTTGCCATTCGTCATATTGACGTAGGCGGGAAAACTTGAGGATATCATTGTTTCGATGTCTGGGTGAATGCTCCCGTTCAGTTCTTTTATGAGTCTTTGCAGACTCTCAAGTCCTGTTTTTGTTGTATATTTTCTATCTTGGATTTTCATATTTTTTTTCTCTCCTTTTATTTTTTTTTAGCCCGGCAAGCCATAGCCGGGCTAAAAAAATTTTTAAATTCCTAACGACCGACACCCGATGATTCTGCCTGTTGAGTCCCTGACAACCTCAGCAGGGACAACTAAATCCCCTCTGGACGGGCAAGCTGATTTAACCAGCTGAGACACTATTAGCAGCGTATCTTTTTCCAATCCAGGTAAGCCTTCAGGTTCCCCGAAAATAGTTTTGGTTAGGAGGATGTCGCCATCCTGACTGATTTTTTTTACTTCTGATTTTAACCGAATAGGAACACCCTCCGGCTGAAATATTGCTATCTCTTTATTATTTGCATCCAGAATATTTATCGGATGCGGTGTGAAGTTTTTGATTTCCATAATTTTTATATCCTTGTTTTGTTTTGGCCGACCGTAATGGCCGGCCTGGGTTAGGTTTAGTTTTTTTCTGCGTCGCTGAGGGCGTTTATTCTTTCTTCCTCAGCGTTAATGATTTTCTGCACTTCTTCTTGAAGATGCTTTTCCATTTTCTCGAAAAGATTTTTCCATTTTTTTCCAGATAGATATGTTACCCTATACCGGAAAGCTTTTCCGGCTTTTTCATGATTTGGCTCCTTTTTGTGCGCCCCGGTTAAGAGGCGCAAGTTTTGTTTTTCAAGTAATATGTTCTGCCCAATCCAGGGCAGAATTAAATTTAGGTTGAAAATTCGGGGCAAGCTCTGGATCTGTCCAGAGCTTTTGCGACCACTCGATGCAATTGCAACAAGCTTTCTGCTCTTCTTTGCTAAGAAGCGAAAAGGCTGCTTTTGATGGAGCAAGTTTTTTCGCTTCTTCCCTCAGATCTTCTTCCCGTTCCTTTTTAATCTTGGCTCTTTTAGCCTTGGCCTTTTGAGCCTGTCTTTCTTTTTCGGCAGAGGCTGCCTTTTCAGCTTCTACAGCCTCTGCCTTCCTCCTTTTTTCACAGGCAGTGGATGTACACCTACTCCCTCCAATCCACTGTCCACAATGTGGACAGAACCTGCCTTCTTTTTGTGCAGGAAACCTATTGTTGTTTCCTGCGTTTTTTAACCATCCCATTATAGCCCCTCCTTTTTCATGCCCATTCCCATGAGCAATGAAATTTACCCCACCCTGTTTTTGACAGGATGGTACATTTAATTTTTTGACCTTGGCTGTGGTAAGTCCGAGGCCGTCCATGTTTACGGCAGATGGAATTTTTTGTTTTCCACCAGCCTTCGTTGCCTTCAGCGGCAATACAGATTACCGCTGAGCAACTCCCCCTGTACGTTCCATCCGCTGTGTCAGGCCGGGGTTCGCCTTCGCTGAAATATACTCCTAACCCCTCGGCACATTGAGTACCTGGGATCAGGACAAACTCTGTACCAATTTCCCTGGGAATTTCTTCCCAGTTTGTTATGTGGTACAGGTTTTTCATGGTTTTTATCTCCTTTTTTTAAAAAAAAATTGGTTTTTCGTTTCTCCAAGGTAAAAAATCTTCGAATCCATCACAACCGTTGTAATGGATTCGAAAAAATTTTTTTTGAGACCTTTTATTTTTTAAGACTTCTACCTTCCCTTCCATCTTTTTATTGTGGACAATGGAAAAAAAAGTAACCCTTTCTTTGTATTGCTGAGTTTTAAACCCCCGTGCCTTGCGATCAAACTCCATGATATTTTTTTTGTTTTTTTTATTTTTCATTTTTTTCTCCTTTAAGTTTTATGTTTTGTTCGATTTAGGTGCATTCTAACCTAAATCGATTTTAATGTCAAGCGTTTTATTTCTATTGATTATATTAATATATTCAATAGAGTTCTTTTCATCATCCCAATAACCAGCTTGATAGTTATTGGAGATTGATGAAAAGAAATAAAACCTAAAATCACCTGGGACGTTGCAGGTGACTATTTGCAAAGGTGTTTTTGTTTTATTTTTGATAAAAACAAGGTTAAACACCTCTTCAGGTATCACCTGCCAATCGGTTCTGGTGACCCCGTCTATCGAAAATTTTACATTTGTGTTGTTCACTTTCTTTACCTTTGTTTTTGTTCGGCTGGCCAGGAACAAAGCCAACCGAACAAATGTGAATGCTATTTAATTCCTTTTTTTCATGGTTTAGCTCCTTTTTCTATTATCATATAAGGCAGCTACCATATCCTCGTTAGTGTAAACTCTGTGATCTCCATCCGCAAATCTAACGAACAATCTCCCGTCTTGGTCTTTACCTAACATCATAAAATTAATAGTACTATTTATAAAAAGATAATCGCCTTTGTTTAAATTTTTTATAGTTTCCATGGTTTTCTCTCCTTTTTTTTAAGTTATGTTACGTTTGTTTTAGTTATATTCTATCTGAAAAATTATTTATTGTCAAGTACTTTATTTCTCTAACAAGAAGAAAAAAGCGTCATCATCTGAGACAGTCGATTTCCTTACTGTTATTAAGAATATATATCTTATTTTATTTATTGTCAAGCGTTTTATTAAAATAATTAAAAAGTTTTGTGGTAATATTGTGTTGACCACAGTTATTATGTCTGTTATGGGGTGAATTATGAAGAATGAGTCTAACGAAAAACTCCCGAAAATGTGTGCAAAGGAGCGCCACCGTGTAAATATTTTAAAACATCTGTCAGATTGGGATAACATCTGGCCTAAAAATCAAATTGAAATGTCCAAGATACTTGGGATAAAACCTGACACGTTGAGATTCCATTTTTCACCGGCTGAATTAACAGAGGTGTATTCTGAAGGCCTTGATCTGCGAAAAAAAAATTCTTTCAGGCAGAGGCAAAGTGTTTACGATTCTATGTTGGAAGAAGCGGAGGATGGAAATGTTGCGGCGCAGAAAGAGTTCCTCGATCGAACAGAAGGAAAGATCACAGATAAAGTCCAGCTTGGATTCGATACGAAAACGCTCAACATGATAATTTCAGCACTGCCGGACGAATATGGAGCAGAGGTCAAGGCGCAATTAACTGAAATAATTAATAAATAACCCAAGCGTCTAATGGGCTGTAGAATCGGCTTAAATAGAAAACGAATAGTACAGTAAGGGTTTTTAATGTTAAACTTACAATCACACGGGGATAAGTCTCCTGAAAAGTTCGCAGCGTTATTGGCGAGGAAATGCGCCCCCGGTGTGATTGAGGAGTATGTAAGGAAACCAAATTTTGCGGATGACATCATTCCTGATTGTTTTTCTGGTTTATTTACTCCAAAACGTTATAAGATTTATTTTGGAGGTAGGGGCGGCGCAAAATCTTGGTCTGTAGCAAAAGCTTTAATCCGGCTCGCATACGAAAAACCGTTACGAATATTATGCACACGGGAGTTCCAATCGTCAATCACTGATTCAGTCCATAGATTGATTTCTGACCAGATATCAGAAATGGGTTTGTCTGATTATTTTTCAATTACTCGAACATCTATTACCAGTGTGAATGGTTCTCAATTTATTTTTAAGGGATTGCAACATTCAATCCAAGAAATTAAATCAACTGAAGGAATTGATATTTGTTGGATTGAAGAAGCGCAGGTAATATCAGAGACCTCATGGGAAATATTAATTCCAACGATTAGGAAAGAAAATTCAGAAATCTGGATAACATTCAACCCTAACGAGAAAACAGATCCAACTTTTTTAAGGTTCGTTAAGGATACGCCACCGAAAGCCATAAAAAAGAAAGTTGGATGGGAAGATAATCCTTTTTTCCCAGATGTTTTAGATGCCGAGCGAAGATATATGCTTGAAATTGATCCTGAAGCATATGAACACGTTTGGGGCGGTCATTGCAGAACGGTAAGCGATGCTGTAATTTTTAGGGGACGGTTTGAAGTTTCAACATTTGGCGAGCCACCTGAAGGTACACGAATTTATTATGGTCTTGACTTTGGTTTCAGCCAGTCGCCCCAGACATTTGTGCGGAGTTGGATAATTGATGATATTCTTTATATTAGTCATGAGGCGTGGGGGATAGGTATTGAGCTTGACGATACAGTAGATTTCCTCAAGACAGTACCAGGCGCTAAATCTTGGCCCATTAAGGCCGATGCGGCTAGACCTGAAACTATTTCGCATTTACGGAGGCATGGTTTTGATATTTCAGCGGCGGAAAAGTGGCCTGGAAGCGTAGAGGATGGGCTGGCGGTCATGAAAAGTTTTCGGAAAATTGTTATTCATGAACGTTGCCAATATTGTGCTGAAGAATTTAGACTGTATAAATATAAAATTGACAAACAGACCAATGAAATATTACCAATCATTATTAAAAAATTTGATAATTTCCCTGATGCTATTCGGTATAGTCTCGTAGGGTTGATAAGGCGTTCTAATGTTTTGGATAATTCAGTTTATCAGGATTTTCCGGGATGAACAGGAACAAGGAGATTGATATGAATTGCGTGGAAAATAAAAATTCAATTTTCAAAATAATTGCACCCATAAATACGGCTGCAATAGCGGAAACAGAGCTGCGATGTGAATTAGAAAAAAAATTAAACAAAAACGCCGAAGAAACAATGTTATTCGGCGCGCATGCCACACAGAAGAGCATGACAAGTAATGAAATGTGTTTGCTATTATTGTCAAAAAATAGCATTAAAATATCGTGCAAACCTTGGGAAATACCCTTGCAGACGTAATAAATGAAAAATAAAAATTCAATCATAGATATTGTAGAACACCCTGATTCAGAATTATTATATCAGGCCAGACACGATGAGGCTGTGGTTACAGGACAGGACTATATTGAAAAACCATACTGGTACGAGAATATAGAAACCGGGCAACTATACCATGATCTGTATGCATGCATTGGCTGGCCGTCAGAAGTTACAGAGAAAAACGATGGGATGCCTGGGTATGCTGCGATTATAGGAATAGTAAGGCCAAGTAAATCGCTTGAACATTACAATCCTGTTTATGCTAAATTCCAATTGTTGGCCGAGAATCAGTCTACGGATGTCCAGACGCTTCTATCAATGTGTGAAGAAATACGAGGAAAGTATGGGTTTGGGATAAGAAAAGATTTCTTGAACGTCTGGCATGGTGATCCAGAACGATTCATTACGACAATATCCTTGAAAAACGAGCAGTTGATTAGGCAGTATGGAGAAAATAACACGATCAATATCACGCCTCCAGTTGATTTCTACCAGGCAACTGCATTCGATATTTATATCCGGTCGTTGAAATCTGTTTTACTGCCTGGTAATTTAAGATTTTTTTTTGGTGGATGCAATCTATTGAAAAATAATTTAAAAGAGTTTCGAAAAAACAATCCATCTGTGTGCGCTATAGGCGGGTTGGTTCATACATTGTTGTTGAACTGTACATGGATGGAAGAAACGAATACTGGAATATTTAATATAGAGGAAAATTATGGATAATGTTATTTTAGGTGCGCTGATAGCCGGGTGTAGCATAGTGCTATCCGCATTGCTGATTATAGGTGCTACTATTGTAGGTGGTTGGCTATTGTTTAAGGGCAACAAAGGCAATGCCAGCAGCGAACCATTTATAGGCAAAAGCACCCCTGGAGCCTATGCTATCAACGTGGATGGTCAGGATTTTCCAGAACAAAAAACCAATAAGAGCGAAGAGCATGTTTTGAAGAAAACTGAAAGCTTCTTACGATCTTTAGGCGGGGGAAAATAAATGGAAGGACTTGACGTACAATGCCGTCAGTGTTCCCGAGTGTTGCACAAAACAACTGAAAAATATAATCCAAATAAAACCGCAAATGGTAGCATGGTCGAATTATTACCGAAATGGAAAGCCTGGGGTTGGCCGTTATTTTATGGTGGAGGGAATAGTACAACAGAAGCAGCGAGGATGATGTGTCCTCATTGCTCAGGACGGTTAACCGAAAATGGTAAATTAAAAATAAAACCAAAGCCAAAACCGGTTAAAACACAGGCAGAAAAGAATCAAGATTATATCAATCTTACCATGCAGGTTAACGAAGAAGGAAAATCACAAAATACAGAAATGCACGAGTGCGAATTTTGCGGACGAAAAATAAAAAGTCTTGTAGGATATAGGGCGCACATAAAAGCTTGTAAGAGAAAATATAATGCTTGATGATCAGTGGACATTAGAAAATTTACCGCCTAAAGGCCATGCCGATGTAGCCGATTTTGCGTTTAATTTGTTTGAAATCGCAAAAAGAGAAAAGGAACGGTTGAATAAAAATGAAGATTTCATGGCCAACTATTCCTTGTATAGAGGTAAGACTCCATCTGGTGAACGAATAAAATCAAAAACACCTGTTAATTTATATTTTTCCAATATTGAAAGAACAGTTGCCAATATTACTGCTCGAAATCCTACTGGTGAAGTTGTAGATCTTGACGGTGTTGGAGATAACGCAGAAAAAACCTTGTCGGCTTGGCTGTTGAAATGGTGGAAAAACACAGGCCAACGTGAAAAAACCACTACATCCGCAAGAGGTATGGAAATTTATGGCCTAACCGTTGAAAAACCAGGATGGCTGAAAGGGAAAAATATCCCTAATATCCGCATCGAAGATCCTTTTGCCTGGTTTCCAGCACCTGGAAAATACGAAAATATTGATACTGATATGCCTTACAACACTTTTGTTTATCTCGACAATATTGATAGCGTAAAAAAAGATTTTGGCGTAGAGAATGTATCAGAAGAGGATGCTTATCAGTTGTTAGGTGTAGCCAGAGAAGAGTTTCAGGCTAATGTTTCAGTTGAAAGAGTTGGCAACTATGCGTCAGAAGTAACCACAATTGATGGAAAACGGACGCATGATAGAAAAATACGGCAATGCCTGAAGATAGAAGTTTGGGTGCGAGATAAACGAACTAAAACCGTAACAGAAGAAAATCCTATTATTGGCGAAAATGGTATGCCAGCGATGACGGAAGACGGGTTGCCATTAATAGAGAAAATAACAAATACCGCTCCGGTATACCCTGATGGTGTGCGGGTGATAACAATCACAGCCAGCCAAAATGGCTATATAGTATTAGAAGATTGTCAAAACCCAAATATAAACCCGGCGATACCTACTGAATTGACATCAAAAACACATCCTTGGGGTAGGTTCCCGGTCTACACAAGAGAAAGCTATGGTGACCTTGTTACTGTTTGGGGCTTTTCAGCAGCCGAGCAGGTTGGTGATTTAATTCAACAAATCAATAAAATCATTGTAAAATTGATGAATTACGTTTTAAATGTTATGGTCCCACCTTTGATTGTTCAAAAGCATTGTGGAATCAATCAGTCTGACATTGAAACATGTATGGCAAAAGGTGGACGGCTGCTATTAATGCCAACCATTCCTAATGCCAGGATTGAGTTCATGCAAATACCAAATTTGCCGGCGACTTTCTTCCAGGTCTTAGACTTATTGGTAAGGTTTTTCGATAGGGTATATGCAATGGAAGAGGCTGATAGAGGTCAAGCTCCGAGGGGAGTAGTTGCTGCTTCCGCTATCGTCGCATTGCAGGAACGGAATCAAGTTTTAATACAACCAAAAACAGCATCTATAGAATATTTGGCTGAGAACAGATCAAAATGGGCGATAGGATTGTTACAAAACTTTGGAGCAAGAATAGAATCTATCGACGTTGCTGATGAAAAGGTTGAGTTTGCCGGTTCAGATTTTATCGGCCGACAATTTGGATATGTAGTTGAGACCGGCAGTACATCGCCAAAAACAGCTTTACAGGTTCAGGAAATGGCTCCCAATTTATTTCAGATGGGGCTTGTTGACAGAAGGGCTACATTAGAGATGTTGCAGGTTCCCGGGTGGCAAGAAATCGTTGAGCGGATGGGAGAAACACAGCTTGACCAGGCGTTACAGATTCTTGTCGAGTCAGGGCTACCAGAAGAACACGCAATCTATTTGAAACAAAATCTTATGCAACCAGGGCAGGGCGTGGGCGGGTCGAAAGCTAAAAAAACTGATTCCCAAAAAGCTGCTAAACATGGGACTCCAAAAGCACAGCAAGGATAGGATATG